ACTACAGCAGGGCATTGACGAATTAGAAAAATTAGACATAGACAAAGAACTAGAAGCACATGAACTGCTGAGTACTTGGGCTGAGAACAACAATGCTATTACGGCTCTTAACAAAGAAAAGAGCACATTGGAAGTAGCACTAGAACGTGCTGAGAATTCTGTACAAAAAGTACAAAAAGACATCGCAGAACTAGAAGAAGCAACCTGCTATGCTTGTGGTCAAGAACTTCATGCTGATAAAAAGCAGGAAATACTTGACAAGAAAATGAAAGAGCTCAAAGACGCCGACACATACAAAATAGACATAGCGGAAAAACTGTCTGAGGTAGAAGAAGCACTAGCAGAAATAGGTGACATAAACGGACGACCCAACACATTTTATGAAACTGCTAAAGAAGCATACGAACACAGACAAAATGTTGACAGTTTGCGTCAGGCACTTGACACAAAGAAACAAGAAACTGATCCTTATATAGAGCAAATTGAAGATCTAGAAAATACTGGTATTCAAGAAATAGATTGGGGTCCTATGAATGACCTTAACAACTACAAAGATCACCAAGAGTTTCTGCTAAAACTGTTAACCAACAAAGATTCTTTTATACGTAAGAAAATTATTGATCAAAATCTTATGTATTTGAACAATAGGCTTACATATTATCTCGACAGACTGGGTTTACCGCATCTAGTTGTGTTCCAAAATGATCTAAATGTGGAAATTACACAACTAGGTCAGGACTTAGACTTTGATAACCTGTCAAGAGGTGAAAGAAACAGACTGATATTAGGTATGAGCTTTGCGTTTAGAGACGTTTGGGAAAGTTTATATCAAAATATCAACCTATTGTTCATAGACGAGCTGATAGATTCAGGCATGGACACAGCAGGTGTTGAAAATGCTCTTAGTGTGCTTAAGAAAATGGGCAGAGAGCGCGAGAAAAACGTGTTCCTTATTTCACACAAGGACGAACTGGTGGGTAGAGTCAATCATGTTATGAAAGTTATCAAAGAAAACGGCTTTACCAGTTACGAAAACGATATTGAAATAATAGAATGATAGAAGACGATACTCATGACAAGTTGACCAAAGCATATCTTGAGTATTTTAAGGTCAACGAACTATTTGAAGCACGTAATTCACAGCGTACACACAGAAATGCGCGAAGATGGTTGCGAGAAATACGCAAACTTGCTAAAATACGCATGGACGAAATACACGACAAACACATAAACAAAGGCAAGAACCAAAACCAAGGCACAGACGATTAAGGCTCCGGTAAGTAGCTACATGACGTGGATGTATGATGGCGAAATTGTAGACGAAATACCAGAAGGCTACATAGGATTTGTATATCTCATCACAAATAAAAAGAACGGCAAAAAGTATATAGGCAAAAAACTAGCTCAATTCAAAAAAACAAGGCCGCCGCTCAAAGGTAAAAAAAATAAAAGACGTTCAACAGTCGAATCTGACTGGAAAGACTATTGGGGTTCATCAGATAACCTGCTAGCAGACGTAGAAAAGTATGGCAAAGAGAATTTTCTTAGAGAAATACTACACTACTGCGAGTCTAAAGGCGTTTTAAGTTACCTAGAAGCCAAAGAACAGTTTGATCGCAGAGTTTTAGAAACTGACGATTACTATAATGGCATTATTAATGTAAGAGTAGGCTCCTCACAGGCGTTAAGAGAACATCTCAAGCGTATCTAAGGCAATATAACAAGCAACACACAAGGTTAGCCCGCCAGATTGTAATCGGGCTGTGGAAAAACCTATGGAAACATAGGACACGTACACTTTGACGCCAATAGCGAACCATAGTTGGATTGAAGTAGATTGAATGTTGCCAATCAAGAACCACAATGTTCATAAAAACCGTGTGCTAGGAACGAAGTAGCGGGTAATACATTGAGTGTATGATATAATACACTTACTGTATGATGTCGACGTAGGTTGGGAAAGGTCAGAGCCCATTGAACAGTGAAAATACCTACTTCCAAAGTCTAGGCTGGGCGAACTCACATGAAGCTCATTTTTTTAGGCGGAACCGTAAGTGGTTCCGTCTGACTGAACAATCTACATGAAACTTAAAACAACTTCGTTGTTTAAATCAAATAAAATAGTTTGAGCGTTAGCGAAAACTTGTATGAGCTTTAGCTCATACATTAATATAACTTTGTATTTCCGTATAAATAATACAAAGTTTAGGAATAATCACTATGAATGTACATGATATAATAAACAACGAAGCAAAATCGATGACTATGAACCGCGATGGCAAGAAAATTGAACTTACTAAATCTGGTGATTCAATGAAGCCTAAATGGAATTTAAAGATTAATGGTAAAGATCATGGCACATTTGATTCTGAAAAGGCTGCAATGCAACATTCAGCAAAACTAAAGGAAGCACCTGTAGGAGCTCTAAAACAGATAGGACGTAAGGTAGGAGCAAAGGCACTTGGTGCTGTGGGAGCAAAAGCAACTGCTGCTGGACTTAGTGGTGCTGCTGAAACAGGTGATGTTGCTAGACAATTAAATGTAGATCTTAAAAAGTATGCCGGACAAACTGGCATGAATCTAAAACAACTAGACGCACAGGATCTAGCTGCGTTTTTAAAGTCAAAAGGTTTTCCTACTACACCACTTGCTGGTGTATCAGGTGTACTTGCTCCTAAACAGATTGATCAAGCTCTATTAAAAGCAGCTCAAGAAAAAGCAAAGGTTGGCGGAGCCAAAGCAAGTCCGGGCGTAGCCGGCAGCGGCGCTGCCGCTGGTTCTCAGCAGCAGGGCGGAGGATTCCTTGACAGAGCAACACAAAAAGTAGGTGGACAAGGAACAAAAACTGGTAAGCCTGCTGGTACAGGACAAGCTGCTGCTCCAGGAGCCACAACTGCTAGTCCTAATCCCGATATAGCAAAGCAAATTGAAGCAGTAAAAGCAAAAATACAAAAACTAGACGCACAACAAAAACAAGAACTGATAGGAATGATCTAATGAAACTTCAAGAAGTAACAGCATACAACTTACGCTCGCAAACTATTCTAAATGAAAGTTGGGACGTTCTTACAGAAAGTCAAAGAATCTATCTTGGAAAGTTTGAGCGCGAACTGTGGCCGTTAATGGAAGAACTAGTTCGCTTGTGCGAAGCAGAGCTAACACCAGATCAAATTAAAAATATTTTTACCAGTGCCGAACAGCAAGCCGCAGGACAACGTACAGGTTTAGGCAAAGCAAAAGACGTTGCTGGCGCAGCAGTAAAACTTCCAGGAGAAGTTCTTAAAAAAATTAATGCCAAAGTAAACGAACTTGGCAAAATGGCTCAAGACACTGGACCTGTAAAAAATGCTGACGCACAATTTGAAAAATTAAAAGCAAAAATTGCTGGTGACAATCCTAAACTAGCAGACCAAGTTAAAAAAGTAGGCGACTGGATGAAAGCAAATCCAGGCAAAGCCAGTCTAGCTATTGGTATACTAACAGCCGCCGCAGCGTTTGCTGCTGGACCAGCAGGTGGTGCTGCCGCAGGTATGTTATTGCGTTCCACAAAAGAACTGATGCAGGGTGAAAAATTATCCACAGCAGTTGGTAAGAGTGCTAAAACAGCAGCAATTGGTGCTCTAGCTGGTATGGCATTTGATGCTATTGGTGATACTGTTGTTGATAATATTGCTGCCGCAGGTGAAGCAGACATAAACGCAATGGAAGCAGCGTTAAAAGCAGCTAATGTTGAAGATGCTATGGCCGAAATAGATCCTGAACTACAAGCACTTATTCCTGAACTAAACGATACTACAAGTTTGTCAATGTCTGGCAACATAAACAACTTTTATTTTAACTATGATGTTATAATGGATCCTGAACAGCAGGCTACATATAACAGTTTGCGCGATGCTATGTCAGGAGCGAAACCTTTCAGCGAAGAATATTATCAAGCAGCAGGTAAGTTCCACGATTTTATGGCAGGTGTAGCAAATGATCCAGAACAGGTCCAACTCAAGCAAGCACTTGAAGCTCTAAAAGCAGCACAAGCATCTGACACTCTTTCGATAGAACAGTTAGATCAACTTATTGACCAAGAAGTAGAACTAACTGATAAACTTAACGCACTAGTAGGAGCAGACAAAGCAGTTGCCGCAGCAGCTCAAGCAGCAGCTCAGGAAGCAACAGCCGATAAAGAAAATGCTGTTAAAGCGTCACCACCTAAGCAAGGCGAATTAGATTTACAAGGTGGCGGAGCAAAAGAATCACTGTCAATGGAAGAACGCTTTGAACTTTATCTTGCTGAAGCACCTAAGCAAGGTAAACTGGGATTAGATAATCCTAACTCTATGGGCGCAAAAATGAAAGCTGGAGTTAAAGGAGCATTAGGCAAAGCCAAGTCAGCAGTTCAGCAAAAAGGCAAAGATATTACACAGCAAGTTACTGCTAACAAGTTAATGAAAGCATGGAAAGCAGCAGGCGAACCTACTGACACTGGATCTATTGTAAACATATTAGCATCTGCTGGTGTAAGCAACGATCAAATTGCTACAATAGGACAAGAACAAAAGGTAAAACTTCCTGCTCCTACTAAAGCACCAGCAGCAGATAAAGCAGCAGCACCACAAGCAGGTGGCGAACAACCAGCAGCAGCACCACAAGCAGGTGGCGAACAACCAGCAGCAGCACCACAAGCAGGTGGCGAACAACCAGCAGCA